AAAAATTATTATCTGATATTAAAGATCATGCAGTTTTACCATTCAATAAAGCTGATGACTTGATACAGATGATTGATGGTAAAATAGAAGAAGTTGACACAGAACAATTCATACAAGAAACTTTGAGTTACGAAAAAACATTAAAATTTAAGTTGACCACGAAAACTAGCTGTGATATAGAAAGATTCTGGGCCTTCCACAAATATCACTCATGCACCAAATTCCTTGACGATATAAAACTAGGGAAAGAAGAATATGCTAAAATGATGTTGGAACAAAACAAGTTATTTAGGTCGTATTTACCTCTTCCGAACCTAGACGGAGTAAAATTATTATTTCACGATCGTAGGGTTGTCCAAGAAGATGGAGACAAGGTGAAGATTTTTTTATCATATTGTAAAGAGAGTGATGACATTTTTGTTAAAGCAATGTCTACCAAATCTCAAATGATTTCAGACAAATTAGCAGAAAAAATGAATGTATTAGATAACAAAGAATGTTATAGAACAATAAAATGGACAAGAGAAGAAATGTATCACATATCTCTTGAAGGACCTAACAGGAGAAGATTCACCAGAACTTCTAAAGAGCATCAAAAAATGTCCAATAAAAATACAAATTATTGGATTGATCCAGACACTGATGTCTCAGAAATTAAGACTTTATCATTTAGATATTCTCGAATTTCTAACCCAGAGGACCCTCCTATAATGGAGGGGGCCTGGCTTAGATTATCTTAGAGCCTGTCAAGAAATATATAGAGAAATTAATATAAATAGCATTAGGAAAATCATAAACAAATCTTACATCATAAAGCCAACAAAAATTGAAGGCTTATATGTCATGTTGTTTAAAGGTCCACAATTAAGAAATGCTGAAACGAGTAGTATTATTTGGTTTAAGATTGTTCTCATTCCAGAAATTAACAATCTGAATCAAAATCAATTAGTGATCAACTCTCACTGGAAGAAGTGGTATCCCAATTCAAAATGTTGGTCATCTAGGTGGTTATCTGTTGATTCTAATCGCCTTGATCACTATTTGAGGTGTTATGACAGAGTATTGATGTCATATCTATCATATATAAACACATCTGATAAAACTTTACATGAATCAGTAATAACCGATTCATCAAATACATTAGGATTGATTATCATGATATATTTGGAAGATAAAAGATCGACAAGTAAGATGCTTCAAGATGTTAGATATCTCTTCATGAACAAAATGTCAATTTATGATTATAGTGGAAAAACAATAGAGAGATTTGAAAGCCCAATTAGAACGCCACTACAATTATATCTTCTGAAAAAAATTATGGACTATTTTGCAGTTAGTAAATTTCGAGATATTGTAACTAATATGATAGTTGGCCATTATGACTATAGCCCTGGGGCAGTCAAAATCAATGACAAATTCTCAGGAATGAGTTTATCAATTAAAAGAATTCTAACTGATGGTCCGGATATCAACTTTGACCAGATTTTACACGAAATGTACTTTTGCATGCTATTCAATAAAAATCAAGATGATCCAACACATGCTAGCTTTCAAATATTAACTAAAATACTAGAAGGAGAAAAGAATTATCAAGAAGTGAAGTCAACGACAAAATTACACAATGGATACCTGGTAGATTGGAAATCTGACTTAAAGGAGATTTTGTTAACTGACAAAAGAAACCAATTTAGTAGATATGCAATAATGGTTGGGTCTAGGTTACAGTCAATTAGTAGATATAACGGGACATTTCAATCTGGAAGTGCACACGTCTATGCATCTAAACATTCATCCATCAATAAAACATTAGACAAGTTCTCTACATTCAAGTCTAGCTCCATGTTAGATAGAAAAGTGTATTCAACAAATTTGTCAGAAAATAATTCTAGAATGAGGATTGACCAGGAAAATAAATTAAAAAAAGAAAACAAAATGGACTGGGAGGTCAATGAACTATATGTTGATGATTATGATATAAAAGAAGATAATAATTATGAATTAGGAGCAAGAACCACAAAACAAAACAGGAGAAGAAGATGTGTGCAAGGATGTTTAGAGTTAATCAATAAAGGTTGCTACAATTCTTTCCAGACAGCATTATTGTGTGTTAAAAACACAGAGTACTTTCAAGTTTTTAAGAAAAATCAAATCGGAGGTGTTAGAGAAATACTGATCTTAAATATTGAAGATAGAATAACAATCAATATATTGGAGACATTTTCAAAACTAATATGCTCCAAAGACTCCAGAGAAATGTTAACACATGGTCCTATTAAAACGAAATGCTACCATGAGATGATTAGAAGAGTCAGATTAAGGAATACAGAGACAAAATTATTTCACTTAAATTTTGACAAAAGTAAATGGGGTCCATCATTCCAGCCAATTCAATTCATATACATGTTCTACCCCTATAAAGATAAGTATCCTGATTTATTTAACCTACTTCTTGCCATATTAATAAAACACAGTAATAAAAAAGCAATACTTCCAGAAAGACTAGTTAGGGCGTGGGTCAAAGACCCAGATAATATATTTAAACATGAGATGGATGAAAATTTGCAAAAACTAAAAGAAGAATTCTTAAATACGAAAATTTTAATATTTAATAATGAATCAAACATGGGACAAGGGATCTTACATTTCACATCATCATTGTTACACCTGTGTCTAATTTCATTTAGGGATGAATTGTATGAGAAGTGGCTACAAAAGGAACATATACAAGATAAACCATACTGGGAGGATATATTATCATCAGATGATTCTTATACTTGTTTCAATTCTAACACAAAAACAGCACAAGAAGCAAAAAAAGTCTTAGATGGTTTCTTGAATTGTCAAGAAATGTCTGAAAGATTATTCAACTGTGAGACTTCAAGAGCAAAAAGTTCTGTTTCTAACATTGTGTGTGAGTTTAATTCATTATTTGGGTCAAATTTAGGGTTTCATCCCACAAGATTAAAATTTGCATTAGCCAGCATGGATGTTTTTTACACAGATTCATATTACAGAATGGTGAAAGAATCATTTAATGTTTGCCAAAGCTTATTTGAAAATGGGTCATCCTTAGAATTATTTACGATAGCTCATAAATTCAACAAAGATTTTTGTGATCATATTTATGGGACAAATGAATTTGAAACAGATCCTACACAAATTTTAAGCTGTCAAAGGATCCCTTATCAACTAGGTCAATATCCTTTACAACATCCTGTTTTAATGCTATTGTTTGGCCCTGAAGCTCACAATTATCAAATCATTGGAGATTGGAACAAAATCACTTCTTGTGAAAAAACTGTATTCTTACAAGCACACTCATCAACCAAAACAGTTGATTTAAATCTACTCTCAGACCCAAGAACACATGATGACATTTATGGAGGGTTACACAGAATCCAAACCAAAATTAGACCATCCTTATTAATATCAGCCTTAAGAAGAATGGCCCCCTTTGGACCAGAACAAATAAGAGAATTCATACAAAGCAATCCCTTATTCTTGATTAGGCCTGCAGAAACATTTGATGAGGTGAAAATGAAAATCTCGATGTATCTTTTTTTAGATAATGCAGCAGAATCAGCAAGAGCTATCAACCCTGCCTTCTTTTATGGAAGAATGTCTGCAATAAAAAATGCCAAAATCTTTTATATTCCAACAATTAGTAAAAAAACCACAACTTATCGAGAGTCAGTGTTATGGTTTTTGGAGAATAAACAAAGCACTGTTGGATTTGATGACATACAATACTTATATCCTCACTTAGAAAAGTTTAATAGACTGGTACGATTTATTTCACAAGACACTGACGAATTAAACCCAAGGAATTTATTAGAAGCAAAGAGGTTTATAACACTAATGACAAAAGAAGTGTCTTTTAAGCTCAATCACACAATATCAGATATACTATTTCATCTATGGGAAAAACCGAGACTAGAAACTTCATTTGACAGGGACGCTTCGACTTTAATGGAGTTTTATCCATTTATTAAAGGAACACTACCAGACACTTTGAATGGATTGTCAAGAATTAAATCTGAAGCAGTTCAGAAGCTAGCATTGCTATTAATGAGAATGATGGGGTCTAGAGAGAAGCCACTAAAAATAATCAATTATGGAGATTCTAGTGATGACATAGATGGCACAATTATTTCATTGTTGTCAAATAACAAATATGAAGATAGAAGTTCTAAATATAACATGACAAGTGATGTATTAACAGAAGGACTATCTAAATTTGAAGAAATCAAATTGTTATCCAATCTATCATACATGTTTTTGGAGACCTGTAATTCAGAGAATATTAAAAACCCTGATTTTTTGAGTAAAATTGATGATAAAAGCTTGTATTCTTTCATGAAAAACACAGCAATCCCATTTGTCCAAAAAAAGATCATCTTTTTTCTATTATTAACATCAAAAAGGGCATCTGATTTAATAGAATTAACAAAGAGCACAAATTTCATGATTAGTGAATATTTAGTTGAACAACCTATGGACCGAAATGGAAATTACTTTGGAGAGGGTGTAGTTAAAGTGCAAACAGGATCCACAGTCCTCATTCTAGACACTGAAAAGAAAATAATTATAACTACAAACTTGGACATCAATAACACTCATAGATTATAAAATCTATGAGGTTGTTAGGTAAAACAGTGAAAGACATTGAAGTTGAGCATGGGAACTTCCAATTGACAATAGACAAATTAATTGAAGGGAAAGGAAACATTAACATACATTTTGAAGAAATTCCTAAAGTAAATATGCTACCTGGTAATATAAAAAAAACAAAAAAAGGATTCATCTTGATGGACAGGTTGACTAATAGAATGATAATGTCAATAAAACAATATTTCATGTTTACTAATTCTGTCAGCTATGATTCTAGAACTGAATTCACATATCGTGGTATTAGTACAAAAGCTTTAATAAAAAATAGATTCTTCTCAACAAGCTTTCACATGGATAATATGGATAGAGATACGATAATAGACTCAATAGATTTCAAGTTTTTAATTAAAAATCCAGTTCGACTATCTCTGATGACAGACATCACAAAGAGGAACTTAAATTTGGAGATAATTGAAGAAGAAGAAGAAAAGGAGGTAAATGCTTTCACTAGTGATGATCTATTAGCACATATGAGAGAACTCGGGTATGTTGTAGATGAAAGTATGCTAGAAAACACAGACTCCTATCTAATGGAAGAAGATCCTCCTGACAATTATGGTGCTGAAAAAAATGAAGAAATCAAAGATGACACTCTAGATCAAACAGAAGATCTGACAGATCTTGAGAAGAATTTAGATTATTACAACATCGAGACCAATGACATGTTTCAAATTAGCCTGGAAGGAAACCAATCTAGATTTAAAACCATGAGGGATGTAAAAATGTCAGAGGTGATTATGAATAGAGTTAGCCACTGTACTGAAATCATATTAACACACTGTATGTTCAATGTAAATGGAATATGCAGATCGTCATTATATGACATTAGTGAAAGATTATCAAGCTCACCTTTTTTAGAGAGCTTACAAAATTCCTTCATCTATGT